ATATTGATCTAGCAATTGCCTATAAACGCCATGCTCAAGTAAAGTTAAATGAGCAGTATCTTTTCGGTAATCGGCTATATTGTGCTGAAAGTAGTGCATATAGCCTCTATTCTTTAAATTTGCGTTTTAGGAAGATTTCAGGGTATTTCAGCTTAATGGCCGCTGGAATCCCTCTTTTTTTCCATTGATGCACCCTTATTTCAGAATGTTGACCCTCCAGGCCTAAAAGCTTGCACAAAGCCTTTGAACCTCCGTAAAACTCGATAATTTCGCAATCTTTCATCTATTTTGCCCTTTTCTTAAATAATCTAACAATTTGTTAAATATGTGTTGACTCTACCTAACAATTTGTTATGATGCAAGCACAGTTTTTAATTTTATGGAGGAATTATGAAACACGACTTTATCAAATCTTGCATCTTTGCTACTGCCACATTGGCTTACATGGCTTTATGGTTGTATGTTTTATTCCCAATCCTTTCTAAACACTTTGGAGCTTAATATGACTATGCACGAAGAATACGCACAAGACTTAATAGACACCGATCCGTTGGAAATTATTAATCAAATAGACCTAGACCAAATAGCTGGCACGATTAGAGCTATATATTGGGCTAATGAACGTGGCGATATGTTAAGCGTTAATATCTTTGCTAAATCATTAAGTAATACTTTGTTTGAGAAAGCGATGGATATTACAGAAAAAAAGTTTCAAGAAAATAATGTGTATCAAGGCCCTTTTGACGAAATGTATGACATGGGTCATTCACATGGGGATTTCCTATGATTAACTATATTAGGGATGTTATTTTTTTATATTCAAAAGGCTTTAAATTTAAAAAAGCCATTCAATTAGCAAAACAATTAAGGAGCGGTAGATGATTACTTTTAATGAATTAAAAAAGATTAATGTTAATGAGCATACAGAAAAGAAAGGCAACTTAACTTATCTTTCATGGGCATGGGCGGTAGATCAATTGTTATCTAACGATTCAACTGCAACATGGGAATATAAAGAACCTAAACAGTTTGGCGATACCTTAATGGTATTCTGTTCCGTTACAGCTTTTGGCAAAACTATGACAGCTCAACTTCCTGTATTAGATTACAAGAATAAAGCGGTATTAAATCCTGACGCTATGGCAGTTAATACAGCTATGCAACGATGTTTAGCCAAAGCAATTGCTTTACATGGCATAGGTCTTTATATTTACGCTGGCGAAGATTTGCCACAAATTGAACCTATGGGTCAAGATGATCTTGAAAATGTTATTAAACAAATCAACAAAGCAGATTCCGTTGATGAATTGATGGGTATTTATAAAGAAGCATCAACAAAGTTTGACAAGGTGTCTTTAGCAAAATTAAAGACTTATTTAACTGATCGTAAAAATGAATTGGAGGCATAGTATGAATCAGCAAGAACGCTTGACAGAGTATTTAGAAAAGCATGGCACAATTGATCCTATGAAAGCCTGGACTCAATTAGGCATTTATCGTTTAGCCGATGGTATTTTTAAACTACGCAAAAAAGGTTACGACATAACAACCAGCGACAAAAAGGTTAAGAATAAGTTTAAAGAAGTTTGTATTGTGGCTGAATATAAGTTGGAGCCTACAATATGATTGCTAATAATTGTATTGATTTGATTCAGGGTAGTGATGAATGGAAGTTGGCTAAATTGGGTTTTGTTTCAGCTTCCAACATAGCAGATGTAATGGCAATAGGTCGTTCAGGTGAAGCCATTGGTCGTAAAAAATATAAAACTCGATTAGTGGCCGAACGTTTAACTATGCAGCCATTAGAATCTTTTACCAACGATGCAATGGCGTGGGGAGTGCAAACCGAACCTATGGCTCGAATTGCTTTTGAAACATTTACAAGTCAATTTGTGGATCAAACAGGATTTTGGAAGCACCCTGATATTGAATGGCTAGGTTGCTCACCTGACGGACTTTTAGGCCAAGATAGATTGATTGAAATTAAATGTCCAAACACAACCACGCATTTAGATTATATTTTTGCCAATGAAGTTCCTGGCGATTATTACAAACAAATTCAATGTCAGTTGTGGGTAACAGGTAGGCAATCATGTTTTTTTGTAAGCTACGATCCAAGACTGCCTGAACGGAATCAATTATTTATTAAAGAAATATTAAAAGATGAAAAGCTTATTAGCGAAATGACTATTGAAGTAAAAGCGTTTTTAAGTGAAGTTGAGCAGTTAATGGCTCGACTGACTAGCCAATAATGAAAACTGTTATAATATCCGCTGGCAACAACACAAGGGGATCATTTATGATTGACCAGGCCTTGCTATGTCTAGCGCAAACCATTTACATGGAAAGCAGCCTAGAACGCAAAGAAGCGCAAATTGGAGTTGGCTATGTATTAATGCGAAGAGCCGACTTTGATCCACAACAGGTGTGTTATGAAATGAAAAAACCTTATCAGTTTACTTGGTATGGAAAAGTTAAACCACCTGAACACAAAGAAATTAAACCTTACTTTCTTGATCTTGCATATCGCATCATGCACAAGTTAGAGCCTGACTATTCCTATGGCGCAACTAATTTCCACGACAATTCAATCTCAAAACCTCAATCATGGTTCAAACTTAAAAAGACTGTTCAATGGTCGCACATGATTTTCTATAAACAGGAGGAAACAAAATATGCTCAATATTGAGTTATATGCCAAACAACTTAATGGATTGGATGTTCAATCCGTATTAAATCCAAAAAAACTGCAAAACCCACCTGAAGATGTTTCATTAGATTATTACGTTTATCGTGGTAAAAAAGGTTATGCAAGCTTTTTATCTTCAAACAATAAGGAAAGACAAATATCTTGCAATATTAAATTAATATTTGACGGCAGAACAAATTTGCTGAAAGATGTGAAGTTTATTGAAATAAAACATAAAGATAACCAAAAATGGAAGAAGTAATAACTTTTATAGTAAAGTGCTTAATGTTTTGTGGATGTGTCGGTCTTATGATCGGCACTTTTTTTATGCTTGAACTTTTATTTGGAACTCATATATGTCATTGACTAAAGATCAGTTGTTGGAGGCAGTAAAAGCTTTTAAAGATGCAAATTTTAATGAAACAAAAGCAGCTGAATCATTAGGACTAAAAAGAGCTTGTTATCAAGCTAGACTTAAAGCAGCTAAATTAGCTGGCATGACAGGTGAAATTCAAAAAGAAAAAGAACTGATTACAAACATCCCACTTGAAGTAGCCCTCAAAGATAAGATACGAACCCTAGAAGCACAAATATCAGCTTTCAATCGTGACGTATTAAGTGAGAATTATGTTAAAACTAAAATTCTTAAAATGGCTGAAAAGAAGCCTTCACCACCTGCATGGCTAACAAAGCCAGGTTCAAGTAAATCAGCGCCAGGTGTTCCTACATTGTTTGCATCAGATTGGCATTGGGGCGAAAACGTTGACCCTAACCAAGTTAATAATGTCAATTCATATAATATGAAAATAGCTCATAAGCGAGCTAAAAAAATGATTGAGGTTGCTATTGACCTTTTAAATAATCACATGGTCAATCCAAAGTATCCAGGCATCGTATTGGCTTTAGGCGGTGACATGGTGTCAGGTGACATCCACGAAGAGTTGATGGCCACCAATGACGCAGAGATTATGCCTGTAGTAATAGACTTGTTTGGTGTGCTAATTTGGTGCATATCTACCTTGGCAGATCATTTTGGCAAAGTATTTGTGCCATGCGTAGGCGGCAACCATGGCCGTAACACTCACAAGATTAGAAACAAAGGCCGTAACTTTACTTCTTTTGATTGGCTAACCTATCAATTTCTAGCTAAACACTTTGAAACCGATAGTCGAGTGTCTTTTCATATACCTGATGGCCCTGACGCTTTATATGCTATTTACAACCATAAATACCTATTAACCCATGGCGATCAGTTTAGAGGCGGTGACGGAGTGATTGGTGCGCTAGGCCCTATTATTCGTGGCGATCATAAAAAAAGGTCTAGAAACGCACAAATTGATATGGAATACGATACTATGATAATCGGCCATTTCCACCAATTAATACAATTAGAAAGATTGATTGTAAATGGATCGCTAAAAGGGTATTGTGAATATGCGTATAGCAATAACTTTGGGTTTGAACCACCAAGGCAAGCTTTATGGATAACGCATCCTTATCATGGCATTACTTTTTCAATGCCTGTCAACGTGGATGTATCGTTTGAAAATTCAGATAAATCAGAATGGGTTAGTTGGAAAGGTTAAAAAATGACATTATTGAGCGCTAAATATATTGCAGCCTTGTATTCAGCGTTTAGACTCATGCCACCCTTTGACCGATACGATTTACCCACAGCAACAAAAATTAAATGGAAAGTGATTAACGATCCTTCGGCTTATGGATATTTTAATTGCGACCCTGAATTAACCATAGAAATCTCAAAAGGTCGTTGTTTACATTTTTCTACGGTTTCTGAAACTTTATTGCATGAAATGTGTCACCTAACCCTTTATAACAAAGGTTACAAGCATTGGGATGCCCACGGTGCGACTTTTTATCGTTTGGCTGACCAAGTATCCAATATTTATGGT